TAGCCTGGTCGATAGTTCCTCGTCTTGGCTCCAAGTGGAATCTGCACACTCCATCTTGCATAAGTCGTCTACGAATTGCTTGAAATGATCGTCTTGACTTAAATCTAAAGTATCCTTGAAAGTGGGGTGTATCGTTCTCGCCTCGCTCGTACTGATAGACCAAATAGGTACACTCCGTTGCAAAATCACTAATAAAATCAACATCACGTGGTAAGACATAGTTATTCAAAGTAAAACAGTAATCATAATGCTTACCACCTTGTCGGCGGCCGGCTTCAGCCGGTGCCTCGTCATCTTCATGTCCTCTAGCAACCGCCGCTCCATCATCAAAATATTCCATTGCTTATTTGTCACGATCGTGATTGCTAAATTAACTATCAGACGTATGAATCTCGGTTTGTCGGATTAATTTTTTTGTCTGATAGTGGTATCACCTATATCAAAAAAAAATTTTTTGAGTGACCACCAACAGCGTCGTGCACAAAAAGTGCAAAAGGTGTATTGCACATACATGTGATCCCGTCTTATCCACTCAGCGTTGATAACATGCATGTGCAATACAATAATATTAACCAAAAAGAATACAATATAAATATTTATTTACAAAATTCAAAATTTCGAGCCTTTTTGGTCAATATTTTATGGGTCCATGTTGGACCATGGACCATAGGTTGTGGGGTAATACTAACCCACAACCTATGGTCCATTTTGTTTTTACAATCTTCTACTTCGATAACCTCTATACAAAGATTGTATTGCTGTAGCTGATCTATTAAATTGTCTACTAGCAGTACTATTTCCATATGACATTACGTCATCAATATATCTAATATATCTTTGATCACGAGTTAATCGTACAGGTGCTATATATGTCGGTGTTCTAAACCGCATTCTATCTCTAACTCGTGTTAATCTTGCACCGCTTCGCCTAGCAGTTGCATATGCAGAATCTGGCAAATTTGGACCATACATGCTAGTTGGTCGCCTAGCAATTGCTCTGTCAACAGCTTCAGACACACGCTGTGATATGTTCTCCATTCTATCTCAAATCAATTAATGGTACTCTGTCGCCTAACTCGTGAAATCCGCGACCTCGTCTTACTTCGTATCTAGTACCGTAGCCAAATAATATTCTAACTAAATGATATTGCAAAGGTCCTCTACCAGACCATAAATGTAGCTTTTGCCGAACTGGTAGTCTTTGTAATTGACTTAATGATGCTCCGCTCTTGAAATTAAATAAAAAAACTTCCTGGTCCTGGAATGCATCCATTTATTTAATTAATAATAAAAAAATTAAATATACAGTTAATTTTCATCAAAAAAAGAATCGTCTAACCGACGATTTAGCTCTTCCATAACTGAATTAAATTTCCGTCTCTTAGTATCTTCATAAGTAGACTCAAGCTCTTTAACTCGTCGCAGTGCTCCTTGTAAAGCAGCTCCAGTTTGTGCAAATACAAGTTTTTGCCTTGCACTCATTCCACTTCGTTTATATACTTTCTTAACAACTGGTCGTCGTTTATATGTACGGTTATATGATTTATATGTACGTTTTTTATACGTTCTTTTACTTGCTGCCTTTCGTCGCATAGTTAAATATCTCTTCCTTTAAAAAATCGTAAACTGCTCTTAAATTACAAATTATATCAAATATACAATCGCAGTTCTTCTCTTTCATAAAATTGATTTAACAATTATTCCTGTTATTAATCCGACAAATAAACCTAATATATAATGACACAAACAAATTTGACGCAATTGTTCGTCGTTCATTTATTTAATTAATAATACTTTTATTTACAAAACAGTTAAACAATCTTCATTTTATGGAACTACAACAGTTCCAGCAGCGTTTACAAGAATTGGGGATGATGGTAAACCATCAACAACCCTGTTAAAACTAGTATTATACTCAAATATATCAATTTGACCCTGAGTTACTGTTGGTGAAGTTCCTCCTAAATTAGATGTAATGGTCACACTATTATCAGTAGCATTTGTTGCTGGTTGCAAATTAAGATGCAAAATAGTGCACACAGCTGTTGCTTCTTTAAAATTAGCTATACTAGCTGGTACATCACTTGCATCACCAGCAACAGCATACATATCAGCAATTAAATTAACTTGTCCAGTCTTTGCAAAAGCACTGGACAATCCACCAGTTAAATTTGTACCTTCAACTTGTAGTCTGATTTCAACAGATCCTGCAAAATAAGCAGGAAATGTTAATTTAACATTATTTGAAGTTAATGTTACTTTAACAGCTAAATTATTTTGTTGTCCTTTTAATAACAATGCATCCGTACCATACGGTGCTGTTGTAGATTCGCTACCGCCTGAAACAAATAAAGCTCTTGTAATAGCAAGACCTCTGCCAGTCAAAAACTTTGGTTTGCGTAAATGGACTTTATAATAAACATATAATTCACCTAAAGTTCCATTTAACATACTCGTTGGTATGTTATGCGTTGCTAATTGAAAAGTACCATGATCGTAACTTTTTAAATCTTCTCCAATCAACACAGGATTTGTTCTCACGTAATTACCAGCAGAGCCTGATAATTTACTTGGATCACATTCAACACCATGTGTTTGATCGTCAGTTGTTTTACCAGATACAGAACCATAATATGCTGCCATACTTGGTTTGTCCTGGAACAACGGCTGCGAAGCATTATAATTTGTTGCAGTAATTATAGTACCAACTTGACCGTTAGTACTATTTACATCCTGTAAACTGCTTTTAAATTCAAATACCAGTTGGTGAAATTCAAACTCTTCATAATTAGCGGCAAGTTGCGCTAACCATGGAAAAGTTTGTTCTAACCCTGGATTTAAAGGAAAAGAAGTTACGCTAAATATACCAGCACTGGCAGGGGCAAATATATCACCTACATATTCACGATTACATATCATAATACCACCAGTTTCATCACCTGCTGATGTTATTTCAGCAGAGTTTGAACTGCCTCCTGCCATTACTTCATTAGATTCTCCGTAAGCGCCTCTACCGGAATACATACCACGGCCAAATAAACCTTTTAAAGCGCCGCCGGCCTTTACCAAATTTGGTATTCCTTTCGTTAAAAATCTGTGGCCAACAGATTCAACGTCTGACAAAAAACTGCCCCTGCCTTCATATAAACCTCTGCCACCAAACATTTGCCTTGCGGCAATTCTTTGTTGAGCAGAGGCTAAAGCGCTTTCGCCTAATGCAGCATTAACGCCTCCTAAAGATTCAGCAAGTTTGGCTGATTTTTGAGCGTTATCAAACTCTTTGCCTAAAGCAAAGGCTGCATAGCTAAGAGGTCTTTTACGACTATATGACTTTTTTCTGGCCGGCATTTTGTTATTTAATTAATTAATAATAAAATTATCTAACAAACTGTCTATTCTCTTGCACCTCAGGCGCAACAGGTTCGTCACCAAAAAGTTTAATTTCTTCGATTCTTCTCATCAATTGCCCCATGTCCTCAGCTGTGCGTGATCGCCACATTACTTCTGGACGATGTGGCGCAGTTACTATAATAGTCTTTGACACAAACTGCATAACCGTACCTTTTCCTTCAATCTGAAGTGGGTATCGGTCAAACAATCGAAGCAAATTGCTAAAGGTACAGAGGTCGCATCGATAGTCGTCAATAATGGTCGTGTCTTGGCCGTCATAGCCGTCCCACCATTTGCTGGAACCAGGTTTCCAATAGACGCTGACATCGCGCGTTTCATCATAGGCAGCTCTTGATTTTCCAGTCCCAGTGCTGCCATAATACCATTTGATAACGGTCTTGAAGTCTCGTTCGTTTGCATAAACGACTCTAGCGGTCTGCATTCCACGGGCATATTTGACCATGACTTCCGGATGTTGGTCAAAGAGATCTCGCATAGATTTGCCTTGCTTGACAAGCCCAACGCAATCTCTGATATCAGTTCGAGATCCTCCCCCAGCTGGTCTAACTCCATGCTCAACGATGTCAGGGTTTCCTTCGTTGTCTCGCTTCTCGGGGTCAATGCAATATGCGATAGCCTGGTCGATAGTTCCTCGTCTTGGCTCCAAATGGAATCTGCAAACTCCATCTTGCATAAGTCGTCTACGAATTGCTTGAAATGATCGTCTTGACTTAAATCTAAAGTATCCTTGAAAATGGGGTGTACCGTTCTCGCCTCGCTCGTACTGATAGACCAAATAGGTACACTCCGTTGCAAATGCACTAATAAAATCGACATCATTTGGTAAGACATAATTATTCAAAGTAAAGCAATAGTCATAATGCTTACCACCTTGTCGGTCACCAGCCTCAACTGGTGCCTCATCATCATCGTCTCCTCTAACAACCGCCGCTGCGTCATCAAAATATTCCATTTGCTTATTGCTCACGATCGTGATTGCTAAAATTAACTATCAAACGTATGAATCTCGGTTTGTCGGATTAATTTTTTTGTCTGATAGTAGTATCACCTATATCAAAAAAAATTTTTTTGAGTGACCACCAACAGCGTCGTGCACAAAAAGTGCAAAAGGTGTATTGCACATACATGTTATTCCGTCTTAACCACTCAGCGTTGATAACATGTATGTACAATACAATAATATTAACCAAAAAGAATACAATATAAACATTTATTTACAAAATTACAAATTTCGAGCCTTTTTGGTCAATATTTTATGGGTCCATGGTGGACCATGGACCATAGGTTGTGGGGTAATACTAACCCACAACCTATGGTCCATTACAATCTTCGCCATGAAACATCGGTAAAACCGATGTTTTCATGTCCAACGTCACTTATACCTTGCGTGACGTTCCTCCTGCTACTACTAACAGACCGGTAATGCCTTCGGCTATTTTTTAAATGATCATCTTCATCTGGAAACAAAGCAAATTCTTTCGGTGGTTTTCCAGGATGAATCAAAAAAGCATACTTTTCTTGATTTCTCATTGATGTTTTTTTAGTCATTTTATCCCTTAAATATATAATAGCGCTTCGCGTGTCATTAGGACATTCATGATACTGGTTATCACTTAAGTATACATGACTAAAAAACAAAAAATCGTAAATCGTTATGTCACCCGATTTTCGTTCATAAAACGACATTATCTTAAATCTATTAATGGTACTCTGTCGCCTAACTCGTGAAATCCGCGACCTGGTCTAACTTCGTATCTTGTTGCGCCTACTCCAAATAATACTCTAACTAAATGATATTGTAAAGGTCCTGTGCCAGACCATAAATTTAACTTTCGCGGAATTGATAACCTTCGCAATTGATTTAATGATAATCCGCTCGTAAAATTAAACAAAAACACTTCCTGTTCGTGAAACACGTTCATTTAATTAATAATACAAAATTTACATAAACACCTAATTTTCATCAAAAAATGAATCGTCTAAACGACGATTTAACTCTTCCATTACCGTATTATATTTACGTCTCTTAGTATCTTCATACGTACTTTCAAGCTCTTTAACTCGTTGCAACGCTCCTTGTAAAGCAGCTCCGGTTTGTGCAAATACATACTTTTGCCTTGCACTCATTCCACTTCGTTTATAAACTCGTTTCACTACTGGTCGTCGTTTATATGTACGTTTATATGTACGTTTTTTATACGTTCTTTTACTTGCTGCCTTTCGTCGCATAGTTAAATATCTCTTCCTTTAAAAAATCGTAAACTGCTCGTAAATTACAAATTATATCAAAAATACAATCGCAGTTTTTCTCTTTCATAAAATTGATTTAACAATTATTCCTGTTATTAATCCTACAAATAAACCTAATATATAATGACACAAACAAATTTGACGTAATTGTTCGTCGTTCATTTAATTAATTAATAATACTTTTATTTACAAAACAGTTAAAAACAATCTTCTTATTCCTAATGACACTCTACCCCTGTTGCAGCGCCCCCCTTTCAAGGAGGGCTCGCCTACTCCTCGCACTAGCTCGGAGGCATACCTAATTACGGAACAACAACTGTTCCTGCTGAATTTACAAGAATTGGTGCGCCTATTGTACTACCATTCATCTTATTAAACGAAGTGTTATACTCAGCAATATCCATTGAACCTTGTGTAATTGTACCAGCTGTTAAAGCAGTCGTAATAGTCATCGTATTATCAAGACCATTTGTAGCTGGTTGTAACCTTAAATGAATAATTGCAATAGCATAAGTTGTACTTAATGATTGAACAAATGACGTTGGCGCATCTGCAGGAGTACCAGCATCGCCTGCATAAATATCTGCTATAACACTACAATTTCCTGTAAATGCTAATGCAGACATAAACGTTCCAGCTAACAATGCACTAGCTTCAACAATTAATTTAACCTCCACATTTCCTGCAAAATATGCAGGAAATGTTAATTTAATGGTGTTAGAAGACAACGCACAATCAACATTAATATTATTTTGTTGTCCCTTTAATAATAATGCTTGTGTTCCTAATGGAAGTGTATTTGATTCACTACCACCAGAAACATACAAACATCGGGTAATTGCATTACCACGACCAGTTAAAAACTTTGGTTTACGTAAATGAACTTTATAATAGACATACAACTCACCCAAAGTTCCGTTTAACAATCCAGTATATACAACTGGAGTTCCAGTTGCAGTACCTGGTATATTATGTGTTGCTAACTGGAATATACCATGATCATAACTCTTCAAATCTTCACCTGTTAAAACAGGATTAGTTCTTACATATTGACCAGCAGAACCAGACAATTTTGCTGGATCACATTCGACACCATGCGTTTGATCATCTGTAGTTTTACCACTAACAGAACCATAATATGCAGCCATACTAGGTTTATCTGTAAATAATGGTTGCGATGCATTATAATTAGTAGCTGTCAAAATTGTACCAACTTGACCATTATTCGAATTAACATCTTGTAAACTACTTTTGAATTCAAATACTAATTGATGAAATTCATACTCTTCATAATTAGCGGCTAATTGAGAAAGCCACGGAAAAGTTTGTTCTAACCCTGGGTTTAATGGAAACGGGGTTACATTAAATGTACCACTAGTGGTTGGTCCAAATATGTCTCCGACATATTCCCGATTACAAATCATAATACCGCCAGTTTCATCACCTGCTGAAGTAATTTCAGCAGAATTTGAACTGCCTCCGACCATAACTTCATTTGCATTGTATTCGCCTCTGCCAGAATACATACCCCGGCCAAATAAACCTTTTAAAGCGCTGCCGGCCTTTACCATATTTGGTATACCTTTCGTTAAAAATCTGTGGCCAACAGATTCAACGTCTTCTAAAAAACCGCCTCTACCGGTATATAAACCACGACCACCAAACATTTGCCTTGCGGCAATTCTTTGCTGAGCGCTAGCTAAAGCGCTTTGTCCTAATGCAGGAGTAATGCCTCCTAAATCAGCAGCAAGCTTGGCTGATTTTTGAGCATTATCAAACTCTTTGCCTAACGCAAAGGCTGCATAACTAAGAGGTCTTTTACGACTGTATGACTTTTTTCTGGCCGGCATTTTGTTATTTAATTAATTAATAATGAAATTATCTAACAAACTGTCTATTCTCTTGCACCTCTGGCGCAACAGGTTCGTCACCAAAAAGTTTAATTTCTTCGATTCTTCTCATCAATTGCCCCATGTCCTCAGCTGTGCGTGATCGCCACATTACTTCTGGACGATGTGGTGCAGTTACTATAATAGTCTTTGACACAAACTGCATAACCGTACCTTTTCCTTCAATCTGAAGTGGGTATCGGTCAAACAATCGAAGCAAATTGCTGAAGGTACAGAGGTCGCATCGATAGTCGTCAATAATGGTCGTGTCTTGGCCGTCATAGCCGTCCCACCATTTGCTGGAACCAGGTTTCCAATAGACGCTGACATTGCGCGTTTCATCATAGGCAGCTCTTGATTTTCCAGTCCCAGTGCTGCCATAATACCATTTGACAGAGGTCTTGAAGTCTCGTTCGTTTGCATAAACGACTCTAGCGGTCTGCATTCCACGGGCATATTTGACCATGACTTCCGGATGTTGGTCAAAGAGATCTCGGATTGATTTGCCTTGCTTAACAAGCCCGATGCAATCTCTGATATCAGTTCGAGATCCTCCCCCAGCTGGTCTAACTCCATGCTCAACGATGTCAGCATTTCCATCGTTGTCTCGCTTCTCGGGGTCAATGCAATATGCGATAGCCTGGTCGATAGTTCCTCGTCTTGGCTCCAAGTGGAATCTGCACACTCCATCTTGCATAAGTCGTCTACGAATTGCTTGAAATGATCGTCTTGACTTAAATCTAAAGTATCCTTGAAAGTGGGGTGTATCGTTCTCGCCTCGCTCGTACTGATAGACCAAATAGGTACACTCCGTTGCAAAATCACTAATAAAATCAACATCACGTGGTAAGACATAGTTATTCAAAGTAAAACAGTAATCATAGTGCTTACCACCTTGTCGGCCGCCGGCTTCAGCCGGTGCCTCGTCATCTTCATGTCCTCTAGCAACCGCCGCTCCATCATCAAAATATTCCATTGCTTGTTTGTCACGATCGTGATTGCTAAATTAACTATCAGACGTATGAATCTCGGTTTGTCGGATTAATTTTTTTGTCTGATAGTGGTATCACCTATATCAAAAAAAATTTTTTTGAGTGACCACCAACAGCGTCGTGCACAAAAAGTGCAAAAGGTGTATTGCACATACATGTGATTCCGTCTTAACCACTCAGCGTTGATAACATGTATGTGCAATACAATAATATTAACCAAAAAGAATACAATATAAATATTTATTTACAAAATTCAAAATTTCGAGCCTTTTTGGTTAATATTTTATGGGTCCATGTTGGACCATGGACCATAGGTTGTGGGGTAATACTAACCCACAACCTATGGTCCATTAAATTCCTTTCCGGAATTTAAACTTTTGGCCAACTGGCGAGAATGGATAATAATATAACGTTGTCGATCTAATGCCGAAAAACGCATTATGTTGCGGTACACGCAATCTTTTGTTCCATAAATCCCAAAAGTATTTAGGATTTCCATGATTAGCTTCATAACATGCTTGTTCGCATTCTATATCATCGTATGGAACAACTTTTACTGGCATTTTAATATAAATCTCTCAATGGCATACGATCTCCTAACGGTCCTGTTGCTGGTCCTTCTCTTACTTCTAATCGCGCAACACCAGGCATATAATATACTCTAACAAGATGATATGGATACACGCCAGTTCCAAAATGTAAATGTAATTTCTCTGAAGGTGTTAATTGTTGCAATCTAAATAAAGGTAAACTACTTTTAAAATTAAACAATAACACAGTTTGCACCATCTATCATTTTGTTATTTAATTAATTAATAATAAAAAAATTACATATACAGTTAATTTTCATCAAAAAAAGAATCATCTAAACGACGATTTAATTCTTCCATTACTGAATTCACTTTCCGTCTCTTAGTATCTTCATACGTATTTTCAAGCTCTTTAACTCGTCGCATAGCTCCTTGTAAAGCAGCACCAGTTTGTGCAAATACAAGTTTTTGCCTGGCAGTCATTCCACTTCGTTTATACACTTTCTTAACGACTGGTCGTCGTTTATATGTACGTTTATATGATTTATATGTACGTTTTTTATACATTCTTTTACTTGCTGCCTTTCGTCGCATAGTTGAATATTTCTTCCTTTAAAAAATCGTAAACTGCTCGTAAATTACAAATGATGTCGAATATACAATCGCAGTTCTTCTCTTTCATAAAATTGATTTCACAATTATTCCTGTTATTAAACCTACAAATAAACCTAATATATAATGACACAAACAAATTTGACGCAATTGTTCGTCGTTCATCGATTTAATTAATTAATAATACTTTTATTTACAAAACAGTTGATTTAGAAACCTGCACCCTAACTAAACTTTCAAACAAACTAACTCCCCCTACTGCGCGCCCCCCCTCTGGGGGCTTGCCTACTCCTCGCACTAGCTCGGAGGCATACGTAACTATGGAACAACAACTGTTCCTGCTTTGTTTACGAGAACTGGTGCGCCTATTGTTGTTGTACCGGTACTGGTACTCTCACTCCTATTAAACGAAGTGTTATACTCAGCAATATCCAAATATCCTTGCGTCATTGTACCTGCTGTTAAAGCCGTTGTAATAGTAATGGTATTATCAAGACCGTTTGTCGCTGGCTGTAATCTCAAATGCAAAATTGCAATAGCACCAAGTATATTTAAACTTTGCATTTGACCACCAGGGTCATCACCGGCACCTTGTGTTGAATACATATCAGCTATCAGAGCACAATTACCTGTAAATACGGTAGCTGATATAAGTGTTCCTGCACACGCTGCACTTGCTTCTACAGCAAATTTGACCTCAAC